ACAGCGGCATCTTGCCGATCAGACGGATGAAGTCCGTCACGGTCAGCGTCTCAAACCCGGTGTGGCCTGAGTCAGCAGCCTGCACCGACGCGGTGTGAGTACCGTCGTTGATCTTGTTCACGATCCCGTTGATGCCGCCGTAGGTCTGAGTGCCGTCACCGTTCCAGCCACAGAGGTCAACCTTGTAGGCCAGCGAGGTCGCGAACTCGTTGGCGACTGCGTCGGCCAGCGAGATCAGTGCGTCCTCGACAACCTCGCTCGACATGCGGGTTCCGACCGCCAACTTCTTGGCGATCAGTTGCACGTTGCTGTAAGTCGGCTCGGACTCGGTGACCGCCACGCCTTCGCCCACGAAGTACGCCGACGTGCCGGTGATGCGCTTCGGGATCACCATCGTGTCCCGCGTCATGTTGACCTTCTCGACGTTCGACCGGGCGAACGTGCCGTAGTTCTCGACCAGCCGGATCACGCGGTTGGCGAACTCCTCGGGCACCAGGGCGCCACCCGAAGCGTTGCTGTTCTCGCCAAGGGCACGGCTCTCGACGCCGTGATCCTTGCACCACCGGAGGTCTTCGGCGTTCTTGAAGACGTGCGCCCGCAGCCACCGGCCGCAGCGATACGCGCTCTCGACGGCCTCGGGGCCATCGTTGAACGCGGTCAACTGGGAGTGATGGGTGGAGAGCGAACGAATCTCGACGGGCTTCTTGTCCTCGGCCTTCACCTCGGCCACGGGGGCCGGGGCGGGGGCGGCCTTCTCGGTCACCGAACGGAGTTCGGCTTCCTTGGCGGCGATCTTCGCCTCAAAGTCCAGGCCCGCCTTGAGGTCGTCGGCCTCCTTCGACAGCCGCACGAGGTCGGCGGTCTGCGCCTCGGAACGCTCCTCGACAGCGGCCAGTTCCGCCATCTGCGCGGCGACGGCCGCGGCACGATCCTGAAGTCGCTTGAGATTGCTCGCCATGTTGGCCCTGCTCCTTGTTGAGCCGGCCAACGCGAACAAATGCGGCGGCCGGCGGGTGATTCCCGCAAGCACGCCGCGACCAGAATCCCCTGGTCACTCGCACTGCTCCCTGCGACTTCCGTCGCAAGGCAATGTCTACTCTTGTAGCCTACGACGCTGACGTGCTGCCGTGCAACCAAGTCGTCAGCAATTTTGCCTTGAGCGCTGCTGCGGCGCCGGCGTAGTCGATCCCCGGCGCCGGCAACTCGGGCGCCGACTTCTGCTCGACCGCTTCGGCCTCGGGCTGCGAGCGGGCGCCGTCAGGGATGATCCACAACTTGCACACCGCGTCAGGCGCGATGTCTCCCGCCACGATGTAGCAGCGGCCCTCGCCTTCAAAGAACACGCAGTTCTTGCAGGCAATCTGACCGAACGGGCTTTTCGCGATGTAGTGCGATTCGGCCTGCGACCACTGGCCCATTTCCTCCGCGATTGCTTCGTAGGACTCGGCAGTGGCGATGTCGCGATCCGATAGTCCTTCTTCGTAGTCGTCGTCCATGCCCTCCATGTCACGAGCCTCGCCGGCGCGGCGAAGTTCGGCCACCTTGGAAGCACTCCAGCGCCGGCCGGCAGCGCCAGCCCACAGCAAAAACGCTACGAAACCGGGTGATTCCTCGCCAGATTTGTCCCAGCCGGGCCTCTTGTCCACCTTGTGGCGAGCGTGCCACGCGGCCATCTTGACGACTTTTTCCTTTGTCAGCGGCTCTCTGGCGGCGATCTTTCGCGCCCACGCGACCGTGGCCGAGACGAGGCCGTCGCCTCCGCGACCATCCTCGTAGAGTTTCAGGCCGCGACGGCAGGCGGCAGCCATGCCGGCGGTCGGCCGGAGGTTCACATCGCTGTCGCGAGTCTCGACGGCGGCCGGCTCGGGGGCCGGCGCGGCGATCTCGGCGTGGCCTTCATCGCCCTGCGCTCGACGCTCAAGCCACTTCCGGCCAGAGTCGCCGCCGGCCAACTGATATTCGACCCAGGCGGGCGTGCCGGCCCAGTTGTCGGCCTTCGCGGCCGCGCATCGCTCGTGAACACCGGCCAGATACAGCGATTCTTCGACGCTCACCACCTCGCGAGCCGCGATCCGCTCGGCAATTCCTGTCAAAACGCCGTCGATTTCGGCGTGCTTGTCGGCCAGTTTCAGGCCGCGCTTGGCGGCGTTCGCCATCGTCTGGTTCGGGCGATAGTTGTCCCCAAGGGCCATTTCGATGGCCCTGCGGCTCACCACGACGCTGGATGAGGCGTATGCGGGCCTGACCACGGGGCCGCAATCCTCCAGCATCGCCACCGAACGCACCTCGCGCTTGCGAAAGCCGCGAGGATCGGTCGTCCACGAGTCGCCGGTGCCGTCTTTCTTGATCGAAAACGCGAAGGACGAGCCGACGACCGTGCGATCTTTCACCCATTCGACAACGTCGCGGCCGACTGACGTGTTCGGGTTGGGCGTGATCTCGTAGCGAAGGCCGTATCCATCGTTCCGCAGCGTCATGGTGCCATTGGCGGTGCGGCCCAGGAGCATGTTTTTGTCGTGATTGAAGCACCCGATCACGTCGGGGTTCGTCGCGAGCACGTCATCGAAGGCAGTCGGCGCGATTGTCTCGACAAAACCGCTCAAAACCCTGCTTTCGGTGTTAAAAACGGCGGCGTAGCCGGAAATAACCGGCCGCTTCTCGCCGTCAACGTCCCGATACTCGACAGTCGCCTCGGAGAGCGTGATCCGGCGCTCAATGTCGTCGCGGCTCATGGTCAGACCTTGGTTGAGAGGTAGTTGTCGAGGCCGATTTGCTCAATCACACGCTGCGTGGCTTCGATTTCCTTGATGGACTTCTCGCTGCCTTCCAGCAAGTCAGCAAACACGAGGGCCGAACGCTCGTCCCCGACGGCACGGCAGGCCAAAACGCCGGCCTTTTCGGCCGCGGCGGCCATTTCCTCAAGCGCCATATTGGCCGCCAGGATGCCTTCGTAGTCGTGTCGAGGCCACGACGGGGCCGCATGATCGTAGGTCGCCTGCGCGTCGTAGTATTCCAGCCGGCCAAGCACCTCGCGGACGTGGCCGCGCTCTTCTTCCGCGTCGGCGGCGGCCTGCTCGGCAAGTTTCGGGTAGCCCCAGCGGTCGAAATGAGCCTGCTGCGCCTGATAGTTCTCAATGGCGGTCAGGTGCAGGCTCGCGGCCCGCTGGAGGGCGTCGATGACGCTGTTATCGGGCTGCGGCATGGTCGTCTAGGTGCTTGTCGCACCATCCTTCGGTGGCCGTTTCGTACTTCTGGCCGCTCCGGTGGCAGTCCAGCAAGAGGTCACGGGATCGCTGATTCCACGTTACCACGAACGCATCTATGTCGCGGCCGGTAGCCTGGGCCGCATCCTTCAGTTCTTCCCGCATCCGCGACTGAATCTGGTCGAGCCACTGGCCCAACTTCTCGGGATTCTTGCGTCGCTCAAGGACACCGTCGGCCTCGACGGCGGCGATCCGACGCAGGGCGGTGCGGAAGACGACCTCGGCGGCCTCCGATGACCGCGGTTCTGTGCTCGCGGCGCCAGTGGACGGCTGCACGTCGCCCAAGCCCGTCGGCGTGTCTTCGCCCTCTGATGGCCTTGGCGGTTGCCCGCCAGCGTCTGGAGGGGCCGCGGCGGCGGTCGAGGCCGCGGTCGGGTTGTCGGGGGTAAAGGCCGACAGCAACTGCATGTTGACCTGTACGAATCGCTTCTTCCCCTCGCCGTTCGGCAGCGGGTTGTAGCCGATCTGCGACCGCAGTTCATCGATGTCGATGGCGCCCATGTTCCACATTTCCCGCAGGAACTGCGAACGAGCGGCGTAGTCGCCGGCCATCAGCGAATTCACGTCGTAGGCCACGAAATAGGTCTTATCATCGACCACGAGGTCGCGCCGGCAGGCTTGCTCCCAGCGCCGGCACCAAGGAATCAACGAGAACGTGACGAAGTCGATGGCCGACTGCTCGACCGTGCTGTAGCGGACGTTCGTCAAATCGCCCAAAAGCGAGGCCGGAACTCGGTAGACCCGTGCCACCTCCTCGCACTGGTAGCGGCGTGTCTCAATGAGTTGCGAAGTATCGTTCCTGACGGGGTCGTCCTTCTTCTTGAAACCGAAGGGCATCACGACCGTCTTGTATGCCTTGTCGGGGCCGCGATGCGCCTCGTCCCACTGGGCCTTGAAGCGGGCCAGCGCCTCGGGCTTGTGCGGCTGATCGGTTTCGATGACCGTGCCTGACTTCGCTCCGTTACCGAAATACGCACTGGAGTGCAGTTCCGTCGCCCTAGCGAGCGCGATGGCATCACGGGAGAGCGTCGTGGGCACGAAACCCGTCACGCCGTCGCTCGACAGCCAGCGGAGGTGAAAAATCTCGTCCTGCCGGTACTCGGTGATCTTCACCTCCGGCTGCGTGGGCGTCGTCGGCTCGGTGTAGTAGTAGCGGAGTTTGCCGTTGGAGAGCCGCTTCGTCTCCATCCTCGACGGGTGAAGCGGGATCAACTCGGACACGGCCCCGTGCGTGCTGCTGCCCTTGATGTAGGCATAGGCATTGCCCCACAGCAGCAGCCACGACTGCATGAGTTCCTTGAACTCAAACGCCGTCTGCCACGAGTTGGGCTGGTAGGCCAGGATTTCCTGCAAATGCTGTTCTTCCGCGATCTCCTTGCCGCCGTCGCGGAGCCGCCGGTAGACGTTGAGCGGCATGGCCGCCAGCGACTCCGACAGGACGCGGACGCAGGCGAGGACGGCGCTGCACTCCAGGGCGGTTTCGGGGCTGACCGTGACGCCGGCCGCCGTTCGCCGGGTGTTGACGATCTCCTCGAAGATGCGGGAGATGTTCCCGCGGAGTTCAAACACGTCGCCGGGGTAGTCAGTGTCCGCGTCGGTAGCCATCAAAACACCAGCAGTTGAGGTTCGTCGTCGCCCTGCCGGGCCTCACCGCTGGCGATCCCCAGCGCCATGATGAGGGCCACGGCGCTATCGATTCGGGAAGTGGACGTGCTGTGCTTCTTCGACGGCTTGATGTTGCCGGCGTCATCGACCTTGATTTGCACGTTCGACATTTGCCACGTCAGCACTGGGTTGCCGGCGTGCCTGAGTTTTTTGCCGATTGTGAGTGTTTCCAGCAGTTTGCTGGGCGAACTCATCGACACAAAACCCTGCCCATACGGCTTTACGTCAATTCCCTCGGCCACCAACTGCGTCGTCAGGTGGGTCGCGTTGTAGCGGTCGATGGCTACGGCACGAACCCGATTCTTCTCGCAAAACGAGAGAACGTAGTCCCGAACGGCGTCGTAATCGCAAATATCGCCTTCTGTCAGTGTAACAAAACCCTCTTTCGCCCATTGGAGATACGGCACGCGATCAGTCTTCGATGCTGCTTCGGCGCGCTCCTCGGGGATGAAGACGTGGGCATGAATGTCGAACGTGCCATCCTCGTCGGGCCACACCGCCACGAACGCTGTCGTGTCCTGTGTGCTCGCCAAATCGACGCCGCAGTAGGCCACGCGGTCGGTCGTCGGCCGCAGCGGATCGCCGCACGACTCAAAGGCACCGTGCCGCAGCCAACGAGTCGTCACCGACTGCCACTGGTTGAGGTGCAAGGTACGGAAAACGACCTCCTCGCTGGCCGATTCCTTCGCCCTGGCGGCCATCTGCCGGAAGTATTCTGGCTTCACGGTGACGCCGTAGTTCGGATTCGCAGCCTTCCAAGTCTCCTCGACAAAGGGGTCGGCCTCCGGCTCGGCCGCGAAGATGCAGGGAAGGAATGAATCGTCCTTGATCAGCCCGTCGCGGACGCGGACGGCCCGCTCCCAATCCTTGTAGCAGGGGCCGTTTTTGTTCGTGCCGGCCGTCGTGATCCAGATGGTGAGGGGCTGGGATCGCGCTCCCATGCCTGTTTCCAGCACATCGACCAGTTCGCGGTCGGGGAAGACGTGATACTCGTCCACCAGCACGCACGAGGGGTTGTAGCCGTGCTTCGTCCCGGCCTCGCTGGAGATGCAGAACATCGATGCGTTCCGCTCGGGCACGACGATTGAGTTGCGGTAGACCTTGGCCCGCCGCGAAAGGGAAGGGCAGGACTCCAGCAACTGCTTGGCGGCCGTGTGCAGGAGCGAAGCCTGGGAGCGGTCGCCGGCCGCGACGATGACCTCGGCCCCGATGTCGTCGCAGAAGGTCATGTAGAGGCCAAGCGCGGCCGCCATCTGCGTCTTGCCCATCTTGCGGGGCAGGGCCAAGAGAGAGCGACGATATTGCCGCAGCCCGTCGGGCCGGCGGGTGTTGAGCAGGCGGTCGAAGTAGTCGCTCTGCCAGGGTTGCAGCACGAACGGCTGCCCGGCAAAGTCTCCGCGGGAGTGCTTCAGCAACCCCACGAAGTCGCGTATGTCAACCACGCTTCTTCAGCAACTCATCCATTGGGTCGAGCACGACCTTCTCGGCGTGATACCCCAGCCGCGTCCTGTCGGCAGGCGTCAAGCCAAGGACAGTTTCCAACTGCCGGAGTTGCTCGTGGCAGTGATTGCTTTGGGCCTGCCACTTGGTTGGCCGGCAGAACCGCAGCGTACCGTCGGGGGCGTAGACTTCTCGCCACGCCTCGCAGCCCTTGGCAAGTTCTCGCTCGGCCTCCTGCCACCGATCCCACACGATGGCGTAACGGGCGATGACTTGGAGGTCGCTTTCCGCGAGCGTGCCCATTCGACGGGTGTGCTCGCAGACCTGGGTGAACATCGTCTTCGCGGCGGGCCGCAGCCAATCGGGCGGCGGTGGCAGATCGGTCAGCGGGGTTCCCAACTCCTCGCGGTAGTTTGCTTCCGGCGACCCACGAAGGGCCAGAATGTGCTTCGGCGTTGGGGCAGGGCCGCGAACCATTGCTCGTAGAGTAGCCTTCGGCGCGGGGGGCGTGCAAAGGAGTCGGGGCGATGCACCGAACAGGTGCATTGCAAGTCACCGGGCAGGGCCGACAACGCGCGCGCACGGGTTCGCCCGGCAAAAAGGTCAAACTGCCGGCCGCGTCTGCCTCTA